AAAAGAAGTTATTGAAAGTTTTGAGGAAAAACCCAAAATATTTATGTATTGGGAATACAAAAAAGGTGTAATTAAGAGACCAGCATATCTTGATCTATGTTTAAAAACAATAAAGAAACATTGCTCAAACAGTTTTGATATAGTTGTGTTAAATGAAAAAACTATAAATAATTATTTGCCAAATGTTAGAAACGATTTAGATGAAAAACTTAGTATTCCTCAGAAAACAGATTATTATCGTTATGCACTTTTATATAAGTATGGAGGAATATGGTTAGATTTTGATACAATTGTAATGCAAGACCTAAAACCATTATATGATAATCTTGAAAAATATGATTACATTGGAAGTGGATGTCATAGTGATGATTGTAAAAAAACAGGATATCCTTTTCCTTCAAATTGGGTGATGATGTCAAGAGCAGGTACTAAATTTATTAATAAATGTTTGGAAGATTGTGATAAAATATTAAATGAGAATACTGATCTTAAAAAGAAATATTTTATTTTAGGTAGAACAACAATGTGGAAAAATATTGATAAATTAATGAAAAAAGGATGGGATTATTTCCATATTGATTCCAAATGCCAGGAAAGAGATAGTAAAGATGTTAAATTGAGAAATAAAAGATTTTTATCAGATGAAAACATTGATGAAAAGTGTATTGGAAAAATGTTTTTTGTTCCTGTTTATAATACTGCTCCAGGTTTTCCTGAATGGTTTAAAGAAATGAGTATGGAAAAAATATTGGAAAGTAATCTTTTAATTGGAAAATTATTCCGACTATCTCTCCAAAACGAATAACTATTTTTGGAATTATATTTCTAAACAGTTACCTGAGTATTTGGAAAACCAGTTGTCATCCAATAATCCGGTGATAGATAAGGAGGTGTTTCCCCAGTTTCAACACATGGTGCCTTGCTTGGACCCTCATTAAACATTTTTTCAATTAGATAAAATGGAACTGCATAAGAAAAATATCGGAATCTGCTAATGAATCCATTAAATCCTCCCCATTTTCCTACCCAAAGATCTCCATAATTTTGTTTTGGAATTCCTCCCAAATCAACCCTCTTCTTCAATCGTGCATTCACATAAACATCCATATGCTGGCCTATCACAACAATTGTCATGAAAACCCATTTGTTAATTGGCATGTTATCTATATCACAAGATGCCTTAACCTTATTAAAAGTATTCATATTGATCGCCAATTTATTTTCATTTGGATAAATCCAAACACCGGGCGCTTGAAGAGGAACACCACTACAGCTTCCTTTATGGAAAACATGATGCCACTTTCCACTATTTGCAAAAGTATTTTCATCAATGTACAACCAAAAAGAATAACTAAATTCTAATCCGAATTTCTGATCATATGAACGTAGAAATCTTGTAGCGGGAAAGCTTTTAGCGACTGTTCCCTGAACAGTATCTTCTATTATATATGGAGCATCATTGTGATAATTCTTTATACTAAATCCTAATCTGACAAAAAGATATGTTACAATTACTAAAATAACAATAATCAAAAGTATTGTAATAAGAGAATTTTGTAAACCTCCTCCAGTATTCAGTGAATTTCCAAAATTAGATCTATTCATTATTACTAATAATAATGGATAAAAAATTTTCAATAAGGACCTTTGGAATATATATTATAAACCTCATCTGGTTTCAAGGAATATTTATAGTAAACTAAATTACTTATTTTTCCAAAGAATCCACCATTATCACATACATATAATGGCTCACTATTTAATTTAGGAACACCTCTCAACACACAGCTTCTCTCCAATTTTCCATCAATGTACATATCAACTGTTCTATTATTCAAAACATAAACAATATGCACCCATTTTTGCAAAGGAATATTTTTAATGTCACATCCTTCGTTTGGAGATGCAAATGTATTAATTCTGGCATGAAGCGCATTGGTATCAGGATATAACCATAAACCAGGAGCCCTAGCAGAACTAGTTCCAGCACCTGAATTCTTATCTCCTTTTACAAAAATATTCTTCCAGCCTCTGGTCCAATCTTGTACATAAATCCAAACACTGTATGAAAATTCGAGGCCTTCATCACTATTTTCTATATCAAAAGATTTATTCATGTCATAAGCGTCCATTGGAGATTTAATAATTGATGAAATCCTCTTTTTACGCTTATTTGCATTATTAACCAGTGCTACGATGATGACTACTAAAATGATAATAACAACAAATACTAAAATAATAATTAAAAGCGAACTGATTCCACCTGATTTGGTATTAAATCGTCCAACATTAGAATTACCTATTGAATTTTCCATTCTTATTTTTTAATAGATTTTAATTTTATTTGTTAACACAAGTCTCTAAATCATATTCACTACTCTCCAACGTTTCCCTTTCCCTCTCATACAAATCTTTTATCTTTTTTGGAACCAAAGCACTCGGACTATATCGGAAAAATGCCAAAAGACCATTAAATCCATTCACTCCTTTAATTACATTTGTGTTCATCATTAATGGAGAACCTGTCAAAACAATTGATCTTTCAAGCAACCCATTTACATAACAATCTAAAGATCTTCCTTCTAAAACTATTGTCACACAAAACCACTCATTCAACGGGATATCATCAAGTGTAATCGCATTTCCTTCATCTGGACCATTTTCACACGCTAAAGTAATTATCATTTTATTTGTATTTGGTGCCAAATATACTCCAGGTGTTTTCATTTTGAATAAATTGTCACCAGTATCATTGCCTCTATACCAAACAGTTCTCCATTTTTTATTTCCTTTGTTGAAATTATCTGGACATACTTTTATCCAAAAACTGTAGCTTCCTTCAGTTCCCAAATCAACTGGTAAATCTTCTTTCAAGGCAAAGCTGTAATTAGTTCCCTTCATTATATCCAAAATATTGTTCTTCTTCCCCTCGTAATAAAATAAATGTTCTCCTTTATTGCTTGCATATGTCGAAGGAGTGTAGAAAACAACATACATATTTCTGTTTGTCTTAAGTGTAATAGTAGTTAAAAGATAAATTATAAAACCAATTTCGATAATTATCAAAAAAATTAACAACATTAACTGATTAGGCTTACCCATACGATATGCTATTGCTCCCCCTAAAACTGCAATAGTTATCAAAAGAGCAAAACACATAAAAACAAGCTTGTAATTTTTTTTACGAAACCCAATAACCATCAAAATAATAATTGGAATAAATAGTAGTAACGCTGAAAATCCAAACTTATTTTTTTTTACAAAATTAACCGATCGATGTACCATTTGTTGAGGAGAATATCCATTACCGAAACTGTCATTGTAAAAATCATTTTGTCCAAATCCGGAACTGTTACTAAAATTTTGATTGTTGAATAATTTATTATTTCCAAAAATAGATCCCATTATTATAGAATAATATAATAATTTAATTGATCATTCCTTTTGGATATCTTCGATTTATATTACTAATCATAGTTTTTTTACCATGACAATTTCTACAAACTGCCTGTAAATTGCTAATATTATTATCTCCACCATCCTCCAGTGCTTGAATATGATCAATTTCATATGTTGCATCTAATAGTGCATTACATTTTGCACATTTCCATTGTTGTTGAGAAGCGACATACTTTTTAACTTGTTCAGAAACATTTCTCATTGATCTTGTGGTAATTTGTCTTTTGTTACCTCTGCCACCTGAAAGAGGATTTATAAAACCAGTTAATTTGTTGTCAAGAAATTGAGGATGTGTAAATGCTGGTCCATTAATTTCATCTAATTTTCTACCAACCGGATCCGGTAAATAATCTCTAAAATAATTCAAAAATTTATTATCTTTTAATAAAACTGGCATAAAGATTCCCATTATAACAACTACAACCATGATTAGTTTTGGTAACCTGGATACATTATTGTAAATTCTAACAAAAAAATTATTATATTTGTGATTTATCCAAAAAAAGAAAATAATCACAAAAATAAATATCAAGACTTTCCAATCCATATTTAATATAAATTTTTTATTTTAGATTGTTAGTGGACTAAATGATGGAATATTCCAGCTTTGCTGTACTCCTTCAAATGGATTCGCATGACCTTTTCTATAAGAATTCGTTGGTTTTACTCTATCAGGTGTACATTGAACAATCAAATTTAATGGACCTTCAGTCGTTCCTCTAAAACAGGTGCCTTGCCCGGCCCCATTGGTGCACCAACCACACTGAGAATTGTTTAAACATTCTTCTTTACTTAATCTTTCACATGGTAAAATTCCACTCAGACATGACTCTTTTGATAAAAATACTTGCAAAGGAACCTGACTAAATCCATTTTGACCACAAGTATTTTTGGAAGGATCTAGAGGGTTATAAGGATGTTTTTCACAAGTTTTTTTACATCCATTATAACACCAATAATGAGAAGGAACTGGTTTTTCAGTAAAATTTCTAAAACTTTCAATAATTTTATCTTCTTTTGGATCTCCACGGACTCTTACAGTCTGCCTTTTGAATTTTTCAGGGCAAACTTTCTTACAAAATCGTCGAGGAATATTATTTACATAATTTCCTTTGACAATTAGACAATTCCACGGACGATCATATGATTGTGCACAATTTAAATCCATTATATCAAAATAATTATCATATGGTTGAACACTACCGCTTGTATTTTCTTTAACATCTTCTTGTAATTCATCATATCTTTGTGGTTCTACAAAAACACCATCTGCATAATTATAAAGATGGAAGTTTGAACTAAAATCTGGAGAAACAGGTAGATTTGGAGATGATGTAACTATATTATTTGGATTGATAATAACTTTATCAGTGATATTGTCGAGAGATTCAACTGTTCTTTTTTTGTAAAATAAAATTGAAATAGTTACAAATATTAAAATAAATAGTAGTAGAAATGAATACATATATATTAGTAAAAGATAACTTTTACTAATATTTCAATTATTTAACTTATATTCCATTAGTTTGTAAAAAGGATCTCTATAACTAAAATTCATACTGTTCAAACAAACAAATTTATATTTTTTTATATATATATCATCAAATACACCATTATAATAATTTTTTTCAAAATGTAATTCAATAACGTCTTTGAAATTTTTAGATAATTTATTTTTATGAATATGGTTATCTATTGTTATTAAAAATAATAAATATTGTATATAATTGTTTCCTCTAAACTTATTTTGACGCATATGGTCAAGTAAAAAATAATATTTATTTTCAATATATTTCATTGTCGATTTTCTTAATATTTTAGTGTGATGATTATTTACTAATATTATATTTGGATCTATATTTTTTAAAACCATAACAGTTAATAATAATCTCTGAATATATTCATTGGGGTTTTTTTGAGAAGCAAAAAATTTTATTTTACATGGTGTTATTTCATTTTTAACATTAAAAATAATATTATTTCCTCGGTATCCATAAATATCCTTCACCTGCACATAATCAAGATGCATATTATCATCATTATTATAAAGAAATACTTCACTTAGTTCTGGAATATTATGTAAAAATGATTCAATAACATCACTATTAAATGTAGGTAAATATTTTTGGGGAATAATTTGTTCATGAGAAATAATTTTCACTTTTCCAGAATCAAGTAGTTTTTTATCGATTGGAGGTATCTGATTGTCGGTAACAATATATATTTTATTGATCCATGGAATGAATTTAATAACAGATAAAACAGAATAATATATTTCATTAATGTTTTTATGTCTTATTTCTGGATTAAAACGATCTTCTCCTTTATAATATCTTTTCTTTTTAATAAATGCTGGATCATTTCCATCCACATATGTAAAAACCATATCTACTTTTAGGTGTGATTCTGTAAAATAAAATAATAAAATTAATAGAATAATAATAAATAAAACTTTCATTTATTATATAAAATATTAAATTTTTACACCAGAATATTCAGCCATCTCCTTAATTTTTTTCATTTGATCATCACTATATTTACATTTTAATATTTTCACAGAATTATATAATTTTGATTTCTCCACAAGATCATCAAAATTATATTGTCCAGATTTAAAATTATTAGTAATAAAATAACATCTTTCCAAATAATCTTGGAAAGATTCACACTCGAATCTTTCTATATTGAAAAATCTGAATCCTGATTGCATTTGTTAAGCTTATAAAAAAAGATCTTTTTAATTTCATTTTTTTCATTCATTTGGCATTAGGCTAGTATCTGGATAATCATACGGGTGGTAGATGGTATCATATTGCTTTTTCTCAGGGTTCCACCGAGTTTCAACGAGAAATCCTCCGTAACGGTTGAACCAGCTTGAAGGAGTTGGATTTTTTATTTTGGCAGGGCCAGGTTGTTCTAATTCAGAAAAATAAAGGTTCTGTGGCATATATATTAAAATTATAAAAAAAATATTCGTAAAAAATCATAATTATATTTAAGAATCTAAAATATGTCTTTATTACAAGAAAAAAAGAATTTTACACTACAGGAGCACCTTGATAATTTTACAAATCCGATTCATTTATCCCAGAATGAAATCGAAGATATAATCACAAATAAAAAAAATTATCCAAAGATTTTCCAAGATCTTTTTATTACTCCAAAAGAAGAATCATTCCCTGTAAAACATATAACTGATGAATTAGAAATATTTCATCCTTCTATTTATAATCAGATATCAAAATGTCATACTCCTATAGGAGATATTTATGTTAAAAAGATTTTGAATTCTCCAAATTCTAATATTAACACACTAAAGAAAAGACAAGAAGTTATCCAAAATATATTCCAAAATTTTTCGGAAGAGTTAGACAAAACTATGTCTCAAATTAAAAATAATATTCAAGATGTATTTTGGTTTTTTAAACCTAAAAATGAACACAGTGATAACATTTATAATACTATCTTTTTCAATACAGAATACCTAAAATTTCTTAACAAATATGAACCATTTCTCACAATTTCAAACGCATACAAAATAATTGTTAGTCCTCTTTTATCTGCATTAAGTCCTCTTGTTTATATTATTGTTCCATTTGTAGTTTTAAGGTTAATGAAAATAAAATTACCTTTTTCTTTTTTTGCTAAAATGATGTGGCAACAAAGCGGGATGATATCATTACCTTTTGTAAAGAATCCTTTTCTTGCAACTGTTATCAAATATTTTTCTAAATTTTTAAGTATTTTTTTATATGGTCAAAATGTTTATAATTCATACATGACTTCTAAAACTACATTAAAAATAGTCAAT